TCAGAAGCTCAGTTCCGAGTTGAGTTTGAGTGTGAGTTCTTAGGATCTGTTGATACTTTAATATCTCCAGCTAAATTAAAAGTCATGGCCTATGACGAACCAACAGGTAAGGGCCCAAGGGGAGGAGAGATATATACAAATCCAGTTTCTGGTCATAATTATATCATAACAGTTGATGTTGCAAGAGGTGTAGAGAAGGATTATTCTGCTTTTATTGTTGTTGATACTACTGAGTTCCCGTATAAGGTAGTTGCTAAGTATCGAAATAATAATATAAAACCTATGATATTCCCCAGTGTTGTACAGGAATTTGCTAAAGCATATAATAATGCATATGTTTTAGTAGAAGTAAATGATGTTGGAGATCAGGTTGCATCTATATTATTCTATGATTTGGAATATGAAAATTTATTAATGAGTTCTGTAAGGGGAAGAGCTGGTCAGGTATTGGGTATAGGTTTCTCTGGTAATAAGACACAGTTAGGTGTTAAGATGTCTAAGACTGTTAAGAAGATTGGTTCTCTTAATTTAAAGACTTTAATTGAATCTGATAAATTACTTATAAATGATTATGATATAATTGCAGAACTAACTACCTTTATCCAAAAAGCTCAATCGTTTGAGGCAGAAGAAGGATGTAATGATGACCTTGCAATGTGTTTAGTTATATTTGCATGGTTAGTATGTCAGGATTTCTTTAAAGAGATGACTGATGATGATGTTAGAAAGAGAGTTTATGATGAACAGAAGAATGAGATTGAACAGGATATGGCTCCTTTTGGATTCATGGATGATGGTTTAGGAGAAGATAGTTTTGTTGATACTACTGGTGATAGATGGAATACAGATGAATACGGCGACAGATCTTACATGTGGGAATACCTCTAATGGAAAAACAAACAATCAAATTTAGAATACGTCAAGATGGTACTGTTGAAGAACAAGTAGAAGGATGTACTGGTCCTGCTTGTGAGTTATTGACTAATGATATTAATGAAAAACTTGGAGAGCTTCAATATATAGAACATAGCTCAGAGTATTATCAAAAACAAGAGGACGTAGAAAATGTCACACTTCACGCTAATCAAGACTAAATTTAAGAATGGTAAGCATTTGGCTGAAGCATTAACAGCTCTTGGTCATAAGGTTGAGCAACAAAAACAATTAATGGTTGTATCTGATGCGGAACATGCTAAAGGTCATCCTGATGTAGAGATTGATATTAAAGCAGGAAGCGATATAGGATTTCGTTGGAATGAAGATTTGGAAATCTATGAGTTGGTAACTGATTTACAAGCATGGAATCAACCTATTGACCAACGTTTCTTCATACAAAAATTACAACAAGAGTATGCACTTCTAAGTATAGTATCTTCTGTTAAGGAAGATGGGTTTCAAATTGAAGAGCAATATGTTGCTGAAGATGGTGCAGTAGAATTAGTTTGCACAAGATGGACTTAAATGATGCTAATGTAAATGAAGTATTAGATGAAATCCGTCCTTATGTAGAAATGGATGGGGGTTATCTTGAGTTCGTTGCAATAGACTATCTTAAGGATGGTCCTATTGTGATGGTAAGAATGTTGGGTGCGTGTGCAGGATGTGCTATGAGTGCTCAGACATTAACTATGGGTATTGAGAAGTTAGTTAAAGAGAAATTCCCAGAGGTAACAGCAGTAGTATCAGTATGATGGACTTTGATGATCAATTTGATTTAGGACATCTATTTTTACAAGAGAGGAAATGTAGAATTTGTGGAGATGTAAAAGGTCTTCTAGATGGTTTTTATTTGACACGTAAGAATAGGGGAGCTCTTGCTTCTTCTTATTCATATGAATGTAGGATATGTACGGTTAAACGTATAGTTAAAAGAAGAAGAGAGAATAAAGTTTTACCAGATGAACTGTATCCAGATTGGTAGGGTGTTCATGTATTGTTTCCCCATTAAAAAGCTCTAATCAATAAATAAGTTTAGGGAAAAAGATGAAACTCTTCAAGGGGAACTAACATGGCGTTAAATTTAGTATCACCAGGCGTTAGAGTCAAGGAAATTGATTTAACTATCGGCAGAATTGACGATATTAATGATCAGGTTGGTGCGATTGCAGGTCCTTTTGAAAAAGGTCCAGTAAATGTACCGATACTGGTAGAAACTGAATCAGAATTACTCAATACGTTTGGATCACCAAAGTCCGAAGATGCTCAGTATGAGTATTGGATGACTGCATCCGCATTTCTATCATACGGTGGAGTACTTAGAGTAATTAGAACTAGTGGTGACAAACTTGCAAATGCTAATGCACCAGTTGGAGCTGCTGTTACTAACTTATCAGTAGAGTCTTCTGAAGATTACTTCAATAATCATACGACAGATACCGAATGGCATTACGCTGCTCGTAACCCTGGCTCTTGGGCAAACGATCTTAAAGTTTGTGTCATTGACGCAAAGGCAGACCAAAGACTTGCAATAGGTACTGACGGACTTGCAGTTGGATATGCTGTTACCGCTGGTTTCTCAACTAGTGTTGCTTTAACAGACGGTACTGTTGGAGTTCAAACTGGATACCTTAAGGGACAAATCACACAGATCAATCACGGATCTTTAGACGTTAAGATTATTAGTAAGTATGATTCTTCAACTGGTGTTTGGTCAAACGCTGATTATGAAGAAGGTTCATCCACAACTGCTTTCCAAGGATATGAGCAGGGAATATTTGATTGGCAGGAAGCTAATCAAGTTCCTAACATCAACTATCCTAATAGAATAAGAATTTTCAATAACTCTGGTGTTGAACAGAGAGTTGAAAGAACTAGGTTCCAAGCAACAGTTGGAATTGGTTCTACAATGATTACTTTTGGTACTGATTTAGATACCTTTAAGGCACATATCGGAGACCAAATTAAGTCACTAAACAATACTTACAATGGTAATATTGTAGGTTATACAACTGGTGTTGGTGACACAAAGGTTATAATGGATACTGCGGCTACAGTCGCATTTGCTAACACAGACTTCATTGTTAGTTCTGGTGTTGGTAGTGGTATTAACTTACGTGTGGGTAACACCGCTCATGATTGGTATCAACAACAAAAACTTGGACTTTCTAATAGTAATCTCTATTGGAAGAACCTTGCTGCTGCACCTGGCACATCTGCATATGCTAAGGAAAGAAATTCAAGATTCGATGAAATTCATGTTGCAGTTGTAGATGATACTGGTTCAGTAACAGGAACTGCTGGTAACGTTATAGAGAAATGGACTGGATTGTCTAAGGCTTCTGATGCTAAGATCTCTCCAAGTACTGCTACCTTCTATAAGGATTATCTTGCAAACTTCTCTGAGTTCATATATGCTGGAGCAGTAGAAGTTGGAGTTGGACTTAAGTATTCTACTTCTAGTGGATATACTGTTGATGCAACTGGTACTTGGGGACAAAAAACTCAAGGAGTTACATTTAACGGTATAGGTGCTAAGGCTCATACATTTGCAAGTGGTAATGACTACGGTAATGTAAATTCATATAACGTAACTCTTGGTGACGTTATTAATTCATACACAACCCTAGAGAATCCTGCTGAATATGATATTAACTATCTTATTCAAGGACCTTCTGGTGGTAATTCAATCTATGAGGCTCAGGCAAAAGCAAATAAACTAATTCAGATTGCATCAGTACGTAAGGATTGCATTGCAACTATCTCACCTTATAGGTCTGGTGTTGTTGGTTTAACTAACTCTGATACGCAAACAAATAATATCGTTACTTTCTACGATAGTTTGACTTCTAGTTCTTATGCAGTCTTTGACTCTGGTTACAAATATACATTCGATAGATTTAATAACACATTCCGTTATATTCCTTTGAATGGTGATACTGCTGGAATCATGGCAAGAACCTCGATTAATTCTTATCCTTGGTTCTCACCTGCTGGTTCTCAGAGAGGAACAGTTAATAATGCAATTAAACTTGCATATAATCCTTCACAGGCACAAAGAGATCTTCTCTATCCTAAGAGAATTAACCCAGTTATCTTCTCTGCTGGTGCAGGTATGATACTCTTTGGAGATAAGACCGCACTTAAGGAAGCTTCTGCATTTGATAGAATCAACGTTCGTCGTTTGTTCTTAACAATAGAAGCTACAATCGAAAGAGCTGCAAAAGCACAACTCTTTGAATTCAATGATACTCTAACAAGAACTAACTTCTTAAATATTGTTGAACCATATCTTCGTGATGTTAAGGCTAAGAGAGGTATTACCGACTTTGTAGTCGTTTGTGACGAGTCTAATAACACACCTGATGTTATTGACGCTAATCAGTTTAAGGCAGACATATTTGTGAAGCCTGCCAGATCGATCAACTTTATCGGTCTAACCTTTGTTGCAACTAGGACTGGCATCAGTTTTGATGAAGTCATAGGTACTGCTTGATATCCACTAAATAACATACGAAGGAGCTAAAACAACATGTCTTTCAAGAATACACCACAAGTAAAAGATCGCACCATAGACATATTCAGGTCGAAGTTAGTTGGTGGTGCTGCCAGGCCAAATCTATTTGAAGTTAAATTGACATTCCCAGATTTTGTGAAGGGTAATTCATTGGGGGAATTCTCCCGCTTCATGGTTAAAGCTGCGGCACTTCCTGCCTCAAACATTAATGTAATTGATGTTCCTTTTAGAGGAAGGAATCTTAAGATCGCTGGTGACCGTACATTTGATGTATGGACTGTTACTGTTATTAATGACTCTTCCTTTAATTTGAGAAATGCATTTGAACAGTGGATGAACGGAATCAATAAGCATGATAGTGCAATGGGTTATATCAATCCTACACAATATCAAACAGATGCTTATGTTCTTCAGTTAGGAAGAAACGATACGCAAAGCACTAGACAGGCAAAGGCTGGTACTATTAAGACAGACATTCCAAAGGGTAATGATAAAGTTCCTGTACTTAAGAAGTATAAGTTCAATGGTGTCTTCCCAACCAATGTAAGTGCAATTGAAGTTTCTTACGACGCTGCTGATCAAATAGAAGAATTTACAGTTGATCTACAAGTTCAATGGTGGGATGCTTGGGATGGAGATGAAAACAATCTCTTTAATACTGAGTCTGCTGTTGAAACAGATAGGACCCTTGCAGCAGGGTAGAATATCTCTATTTGATAAGAGGGATATTTTGATGTAATAAATAACTGGGAAGAGCCCAGTTAGTGATAGTTAAATGGCTAAATTATTTGGTTTTAAAATTCAGAAGGACGACGAGGCTGCAAAGTCCGTCGTTTCTCCTGTTCCAAAATCCGAGGAGGATTCCTCGGATTATTATGTATCTAGTGGTTTTTACGGACAGTACGTAGACATCGATGGTGTCTATAAATCTGAATTTGATTTAATCAAAAGATATAGAGAGATGGCATTACATCCCGAAGTGGATAATGCTATTGAAGATATTATAAACGAAGCGATTGTTTCTGATCAGAATGATTCTCCCGTTCAGATTGACTTGGAGAATACTCCAGGCTCTGATAAATTAAAGGAATTAATCAGAATAGAATTTAAAAAGGTTAAAGAACTCATGAACTTCGATAAGAAGTGTCATGAGATTTTGCGTAATTGGTATGTTGATGGCAGAATCTTCTATCACAAAGTCATTGATATAAAGAAACCGCATGAAGGAATACAAGAAGTAAGGAATATTGATCCACTTAAAATAAAATTTGTTAGAAAATTAAAAGAAGATAAGACTCTTAATGGTGCTTTACAAAGAGTTAATCAAGATCAGATTCAGAATGTAGATAATCCAGAGATTGAAGAGTACTATCTTTATGATCCAGGCACTAATGCTAATAAAGCTGGAGTAGGTGGTATTGGACAACCATTTAAGAGTTCATTAAAGCCTGTAAAACTTGCACCAGATTCAGTTACATTCGCTCATTCTGGTTTAGTAGATAGAAATAAGAATACTATTCTTTCTTATCTAAACAAGTCCATTAAAGCACTCAATCAACTTAGAATGATTGAGGACTCTCTTGTTATCTACAGATTGAGTCGTGCTCCCGAAAGAAGGATCTTCTACATCGATGTAGGTAATCTTCCAAAGATTAAAGCGGAACAATACCTCAAAGAGGTTATGAACCGTTA